GATCAGCAACTGGAGCGTGCGCTGCGCCGCGCGGCGCCAGAACCCGGCGACGGCATCGAACAACCGGAAGCGGGACTGCGCGGTATCGACGGCCGCGCTGGGCGTCGGCGGCGCAGAGAACGCTTCGCCCACCTCGGGAACGATGCTGGCGATCTCGCTGAGTCCAGCGCCGAAGGTCCGCGCCGGATCGGGGTCCCCGCTGCTGCGCAGGTAGCTGCGAATCAGTTGCCGCCACGGCCAGTAGGGAGGTGCGCCCGGCTCCTCGAGACAGCGACCCCACAGCACGTGCAGGCCGTCATGTTCCGCCTGCCCCGCCAGTTCCTGCGCCAGGCGCGTCTTGCCCATGCCGCCCGACCCGGAGAGCAGCACGATCTGTCCGCGGCCCCGGCGTGCACGGTCGAGCGCGCGCAGCAGCTGCGCCATCTCCGGCTGGCGACCGACGAACACGCTGGAGGCACGGGGCGTTGCGGCTGCAGATGCAGATGCAGATGCAGATGCAGATGCAGATAAGAGGGAAGAGGTAGAGGGGAAGCGCGCACGGCGCGCCCCAACCGCCAAGCGTCTTCCGGACGACTTCACTCTCACGGATTCCCGGAAGGCGACCGCGAAGGCGGAGGGAGCTGACCCGGAGCGGGAGTTCGCGAAGTTCACCGACCACTGGAAGTCAGCCTCCGGAGCGAACGCTCGGAAGCACGACTGGGATGCCGCGTGGCGCAACTGGTGCCGTAAGGCGAAGGACATGCAGCCGCGCCCGAACGGCCGTGTCGAGGCTGTTGAGCCGGAGCTGAAGTGGCGCCCACCTGATGACGATGGGAACCCTGACCATGCACGCCGCCGCTGACTTCAACGACTTCTCCGCGCTCATGCGAAAGATGTGCGTGGTGTTCAGCAAGAAAGCTACCGATGATCTGGTGAATTCGTATTGGGATGCGCTGAAGGACCTGCAACTCACAGTGGTGCGTCGTTGCGCGGACAATCATGCGCGCTATGGCAAGTTCTTTCCTAAGCCTTTCGATCTTCGCCCGAAAGACGACCAGCCATCGACCGTGAAGGAGGACAAGGATTTCCAGAGCGCTGTGCGGCAGAACATCATGAACTGGGAAGAGCGCATGGCACAGGAGCCCGTACGTGGGCTCGAGTTGCTGAAGGAGGCCCATGCAGCGCGGCTCGCCGTCCGCGAGCGCGAGTCTTTGCCAGATTGTGACAAATGGGACCAAGCCGCGAATCATCACTTGTTCGCTCTCGTCCTGAGACAGCTCGCTCTGAAACGCACGTTCAACGAGCAGCAAACACGGATTCTCGTAGCCTACAAGCACCGCTGGGCGAAGTTGATGCGCGAGATCGATACGGGCGATGGTGTCGATGAGAGCGAGCAGAAGGAGATTTGGGGTAACTGCATGCGTGAAGCCGAGGCGCAGTTCGCATGATCCCCACCCACGAGCTCTCGCTGATCCTGAAGCTGCGCTCTCTCGGCAGTCACGTGGCGATCGAAGGACTGACCACCATCGACCAGCGCCGTGAGGCTGTACGTCGCGCGCTGCTGCCAGTCGATCACATCACGTACACCGTCTCGAACGGCAAGCGTATCAGTCTGGGTGTGCAGTTCGCCGCGGTGTATGGGGAGCCGCCGTGAAGCGTTACAACCGCAACCGGCGCGATGAGGTCGAGCAATCGCTGGTCGCTCACGCTCGTGCACTAGGAGCCGAATGGTGGGAAGACGGCCCCCTGGATGGATGGTGTATCCATCGCGGCGTATGGACGCCAACTGAGATCAAGGACCCTTCACGCGAAGGGCTTGCCGATGAATACACGCCGATCCAGTTGCGCTTCTTCCGCTGGTGCTCCATGCATCGCGCGAAGTGGTTCACATGGCGAACGCTCGAGGACGTTGAACGAGACTTGGGGGCGCGGCGCGCAGCATGAGCGGTCCGCGCGCACTCACCGATGAGCAGCTGGCCCACGTCGTGCTAGTGACCACCGAACGCCGTGAAGCCTATCGTATCGCGCGCGCATTCCCGACGAACGCCGACCTCGCCGAAGAGTGCAACTGCAGTGAACGACTCATCGAGCGCATCTCGACGGGATATCGCTACAAGGTTTCATGTGGAACTGTCGGTCTGACCGACGATGAAATAGACACGCTTGCGCAACAACTTCGGTAGAACGTGGGCATGAAAGCCATCGCGCTCGCGTTGTTGCTCCTCTCGCCCATTGCTCACGCTCAGATTCAATACGGCACCGCCTACTCCGGCGCCGTCTGTGCGAACCCCAAGAATCTCGATGGAGCCGTTCTCGACCAGGGCGGCAGGTTTTGCGTCGTGCACACCGGCTGCAAGGTACCGGAGACGCTGCTCCTCAATCGCGAGGCGCCGGTCGACAACCTCAACAACGCGAGCGAGTGGACGGAGAAAACTGCGCCGTGTGACTGGCAAGGCGGGGAGGGCAATCTCGTCTCATTCCCGGCCGGGGTGAATTTCCTCAAGGTCGCAGGCTCGACCGTGCGCGCGACGTTCACCGTGACCGGAACCGCTCCGACACCTCCCGTACCGACAGCCGGTACGCAAATCACCTGGACCCTGCCGACGCAGAACGAGGACGGCTCCGCGCTCACCAATCTCCTCGGCATCCGCGTTTACGTCGCTGATGGCACCAAGGTCGCAGAGCTCGGTAAGGTCACGAGCTGGACACCCACGGTCGCCGGCACCTACTACGTGACCGCCTTCACCTCGAGCGCCGAGAGCAAGGCTTCGGCCTCGGTCGCATTCGCCGGTCCTCCGGCGCCTCCACCGACCTGCTCGGCCACACCCCCTCCCGTTGAATCGCGCCAGATGACCTGTACGCCGCCAACAGTGGGGATGTGGACGCAGACCCACGGGTGGACCTCGATCGCCGCTCCTGCGTGCTGGCAAGAGGATGCATGGCTACCTACGCAACCTCCGGTGGGCCAGTGTGCCGCGCCATCGCCGCTTCTCACCGCCGGCCCGCTGAGCTATTCGCCGGGCGGTACCGCTACGGCGCCGACGATGACGGCTATCGGTCTCATCGCTGCCGGGCTTCCGTGCGGGCCTGACACGAAGACTGTCGCCAACGTGAAGTACTGCCGCATCGTTCGCGCGCAGACCGATTTCGTGAACTGGCCGACGGATCTCAAAGCCGTCGACATCTGGGCCAAGTCCCAATGAGCGCCGACTTCACCGTTCGGATCGAGATACCCCCGATCCACCTCCACCTTCACTCGGTGGCCGAGAGTTCGATTCTCGCCGCCATTCTCGACCTCAAGGAAATCATCATGGCAAGCAACACCGAACTCACTGCGAAGCTAGACGCCGTCGCGGTCCAGCAGCAGAAGACCATCGGCGAAATCGCCGCCCTGCAGGGCACTGTCACGGACCTGCGTCAATCGGTCGTCGACCTTCAGGCGGTGATTGCCGCCGGTGGCGAGCCGCCTCCGGAACTGGTTGCCGCGGTCGACAAGGTCGCCTCGCTCGCGCAGCAGGTGGATGACGCCATCCCGGATGCACCGCCGCCGGTGTGATGCGGCCCTATCGCAAGGCTCTGACGATGTTCGCCGCGCGCTATGTGATGCGCGCGATCTACCGCTGCGACGGGAACGTCTCCGTCGCAGCGCGTGAGCTTGGCCTGAGTCGTGCACAGATGTACCGAATCCTCCGCCGCGATGGCATCACGCGCGTGTCGCGCTCGACGTATCAGAGACCGAGCCGTGCCTTGCATCGCTTCGTGATGTCACCTGGGCGCGAGGAGCTTCACAGGGAGAGTCCCCATGGCCGCGCTAGTTGATGCCGATCGCGTGGACGTCAGCGCGAATTTCCAGCGTGACCCAGCCAACATCAATGTGGGCGCAGCAGCGCTCACCAAGGCGCAATTGAAAGCGGCTGTCGATGCGGTGGATGACTGGGCCGAAGCCAATGCCGCCGCATTCAACACGGCTATCCCACAGCCCCAGCGCGGGGCCATGAGTACGAGGCAGAAAACCTTTCTTCTCGCCTACGTGATTTTCAAACGGGCGGGGATTCTCTGATGGCTACGATTCGCCACGTCTTCGAAGCCGGGGACGCAGAATTCCCGAGCACTAACGGTCCGGCGCCGATTCTCAATCAGGGCACGAACTTTCCAGTTGGTGGCCTGGCTTTCGACGCGACCACCCAAGAGACGTGCTTCTTCAAGTTCCCGGCCATTACCTACGGGTCTGGCAACGTCACGGTGACCGTCGACTGGTATGCGGATACCGCGAGTGCGAACGGCATTACCTTCGGTGCCAGTCTCGCGTGCATCACGCCCAACACCGATACGCAGGACATCGAGACCAAGGCATTCGCCACGGAGAACACGGCGAGCGACACGCACCTCGGGACCACCGGTCAGCGCCTGCACACTTTTGACATCACAGTCACGAATCTCGACTCGATCACGACCGGCGATGATGTGTGGCTGCGCCTGCGTCGCGCTCCGGCGGATGCCGGTGACACCATGACAGGCGATGCGATCGTCACCCGCGTCGTGGTCTCCTACAGCGACACCTGATGGCGATCCAACTCAACGGCTCCAGCCAGTACGCATCTCGGACGACGAGCTTGCCGCCCTTCACAGGGTATAGCGCGTGTGGCTGGGCGCGGATTGATGCAGATACCAACGCTGGCCACGGGCTGTGCGGGCTCAATAACGCCACGGATCGCGGGATCGTGCTGCTGTTCTCATCCGATGGTACGACGCTCGACATTTGGAATGGGCTCGCCGATACGACCTTCGCCTCATCGCCAGGCATGGCGAGTGATTTTTTCTGGGCGATCACGGCAGCGGCTGCTGGCGTCAACGGCTACTGGCGAGGGTATGGCACAAATACGTTTGTCAGTGCCTCGACAACCGATGGGACATCAGGGACGCCATCGCGATTTGCCGTTGGCGTCTATCCGACCGGCATCGATAGCGAGTTTCTCAATGGCCGCATCTGGAATGTGAAGTGTTGGGACCGCGTGCTGACGGCGGCGGAGCTGCTGGTTGAATCGTTCTATCAGCGGGTCATGTATCCGGCCAGCCTGAACTTCCATTGGCCGCTGCGAAACTCAGCCGATACGCGCGACCTCGGGCCGAACGCCCGACCGCCCACCTTCACCGCATCGCCGACGACCACCAATGAGGTGGGACTCTTTGCTCCTCGCCGTCGAGTCTATGTCCCGCCAGCGGCGGCTGCGGCAGGAGGATGGGGCCCGCTTCTGGGACTCAGAAACAATCGCTTGGTGAACGTATGAGCTACGTCGGTGACATTCGCCTGGGCGATACCATCGATGTCAAGTTCTGCACCGTCTCGACGACGGGTGCGCCCACCACTCTCGCCGGCTCGCCGGCTATCTCCGCCTATCCCAGCAACAGCACGACCGAACTCACCGCGGGCATCACGCTCACGGTGGATTTCGATGCGCGTACTGGATTGCACAATGTTCGGGTCGTCGCAACGTCGGGCAATGGCTATGCGACCGCGACCGATTATGCCCTCGTCATCACGGCCGGCACGGTAGGCGGCACTTCAGTCGTCGGCTACGTCATCGGCGAGTTTAGCATCGAGAAACGCTCCGCACTTATGCCGACCACGGCTGCCCGTACGCTCGTAGTGGATGCGGCGGGGTTGGCAGATGCCAATGTCGTCAAGGTCGGTCCTACGGGTTCAGGAACCGCCCAGACGGCCGGTGACATCATGGCCGACACGAACGACATTCAGACACGACTACCGGCTGCACTGGTTTCGGGTCGCATGGATTGCTCAGTGGGCGCCATGGCAGCGAACGTTCTCACGGCGACGGCGATCGCCGCCGATGCGATCACCGATGCGAAGGTGGCAGCCGATGTCACGATTGCCTCAGTGACCGGTGCCGTGGGCTCAGTCACTGGAGCTGTCGGCAGTGTCACAGGCGCCGTGGGATCGGTGACCGGCAACGTGGGCGGCAATGTCACCGGCTCGGTGGGTTCTGTCGCCACTGGCGGTCTGACTGCCGCTTCATTCGCCGCTGACAGCATTACCGCCGCGAAGCTTGCCGCAGATGTCACGACAGAATTGCAGGCAGGCCTCGCCACGGCAGCCAATCTCGCGACAGTGGCCGGATATGTCGATACCGAGGTGGCGGCCATTAAAGCGGTCACCGACAAGCTCGATACCGCCCTTGAGCTCGATGGCGCCGTCTATCGCTTCACGGTGAATGCGTTGGAGCTCGCACCTGCCGGTGGCTCAGGCCTCGATGCCGCAGGAGTGCGAGCTGCCATTGGCCTTGCCAGCGCAAACCTCGATACGCAGCTCTCCACGATCGATGACTTCCTGGACACCGAAGTCGCCGCGATCAAGGCGAAGACAGACCAGCTCACCTTCACGGTCGCCAATACGCTCAATACCAACATTACCTACGTCAACGGCACGCAGGTGATTGGCGATGGCGCCTCGGGATCAGAATGGGGACCCGCGCCCTGAATGTCATGGGGTCAATCATTCAGCGGTCTCGGCGGCTCCTGGCTCTCGAGCTGGAATGGGGCTGCCCCCCAGGTCGGCGATCCGGACACCTGGGGCACCTCATGGCTCGGCGCCGGCGGCCACTGGGGCTTTTCATGGATCGGCTCGCAACCAGAAACCCCTCCGGTCGAGCCACAACCGCCTCCCGCAGGTCGGCCTGCAAAGCATGGCACTCAGGGCCCCGCCAAACGCAAGCGTCGCCTGTTCGTCCAGATCGACGGTCAGGACTTCCCGGTGGATTCCGTCGAGCACGCGATTGCGCTGCTGGACCGCGCCAAGGCTCTCGCTCGCTCTGTGGCACCCGAGAAAGCCGAGGAACGCCTCACTGTTCATCTCGTCAATCGCCCCACTCAACGCCCGAAGATCGAAAAGCCACGCATTGCCTCAAGCAATCCCGAGCTTCAGACCGTGATCAAGCAGGCACGCGCGGTCATTGGACAAATCTACGCCGATGCGTATCGTGATGCTGAGATCAAGCTACGATTGGCGAGGTTGGGCGAAGATCACGACGATGATGATGATGTGATCATGCTGATCTAGAGTGACTGAGATTTCAGAACAAGGGCTGATCAAGTGTTCCAGAAGGGCAAATCAGGCAATCCAGGCGGGCGACCGAAGGAAAACAACGAGGCCAAGCAGCTCGCCCGCAAGCATGGCAAGAGCGCGCTGAAGCGGCTCGTGGAGCTGATTCACTCCGAGGATGAGCGCGTGGCCGTTGCCGCCTCTCAGGCCGTACTCGACCGGGGATACGGCAAGCCAGCCCAAGCCGTCGAGCACTCCGGCGCCCTGAGTGTCGATGTCACATGGCCGCTGCCCAAGAACACACTCGATCAGTAGGCTACGTCCCCCGGACGCAGTTCTATCCCTTCCACGTCCGAGACAAGCGCTGGGCGGTCATCGTTGCCCACCGCCGGGCAGGCAAGACCGTCGCCTGCATCATGGAGCTGCTGACCCGCGCGCTCGCCACCTCGAAGACGGATGCGCGCTACGCCTACATTGCACCGTATCGTGAGCAAGCCAAGACCGTTGCGTGGGGGTATCTCAAGCAGTACGCCGTGGCCGTGGTGCGCGATCCTGAGAGAGACTTCCGAGAGTCAGAGCTCTCGGTGGAGCTAATCAATGGAGCGAAAGTTAGGCTGTTCGGCGCCGACAATCCGAATGCGCTACGCGGCATGTACCTCGATGGCGTGGTGCTCGATGAGTACGCCGACATGCGCCCCGCACTCTGGGGTGAGGTCATTCGGCCGACGCTCTCTGACCGAAAGGGCTGGGCCGTATTCATTGGAACTCCCCGCGGACGCAATGCCTTCTTCAAGATTTACGACGACGCCCAGAGAGATTCGGACTGGTACAAGCTGACGCTGAAGGCGAGCGAGACTGGCCTTCTCCCTCCTGAGGAGCTGGCTGATGCTCGCAAGACGATGAGCGAGAATCAGTACGAGCAGGAGTATGAATGCTCGTTCGAAGCCGCTGTCATTGGGGCGATCTACGCCAAGGAATTGCGCAAGCTCAGGGAGGATGGCCGTATTCGCGCCGTGCCGTACGATCCCGGCAAGCTCGTTTCCACATTCTGGGACTTGGGCCGTGGAGATGCGACCGCTATCTGGTTCTACCAGTACATCGCGGGCGAAAAGCGCTTCATCGACTATCACGAGGATGCTGGGCCCACGATCCTGCACTACCTCTCGGTGCTGAAGGGCAAGGGCTACAACTACGACACGGTGTGGCTGCCGCACGATGCCCAGCAGAAGCGCATCGAGTCGGATATGTCAGTCGAGCAGATCGTCAAGAGCAATGACTTCAAGGTGTCGATCGTGCCGAACTTGCCGCTCGAGACGGGCATCAATGCCGCTCGCATGCTGCTGCAGGTGTGCTGGTTCGATGAAAAGAAATGCGTCGCTGGGCTCGAAGCGCTGAACGCCTATCGCTGGGACTACAACGACCGGTTGGGCGAGATGAAGGCGATTCCGGTGCACAACTGGGCGAGCCATGGAGCCGATGCCTTTCGCTACGCAGGCGTTGCTGCGAAGGAGGACAAGCCAAAGATGAAACCCTTGAAACTAGACACCCGCGGGATCGTGTAAGATGCGCGCGCTAAACAATGACTTTTGGGTCGCCTCACCGGAGAATCACTGTGACCGAATCCACCATCGACTCCACACCGCGTCCCGCCACGCCCGCTCCTGCACCCAAGGCGCCCACAGCCAGCCAGGAAAAGGCCGCGAAGGAATCCAAGAACGCGGGCTTCAAGAAGGTTCGCGCCGCGCTCGCCGAGATGCTGAAGCGCGATGACCTCACCCCTCAAGAGCACTACGACCTGAACACGCCCTACCAGGCGCTCGGAGCCCACGAAGGCCCGAAGGGGTAACGTATGCTGACCCCTGTCCAGACTCCTCAGTACAACTATCCAGGGTACTGCGCCTACAGCCAGCCTGAAGATATCGTCGTTGGTGCCAGTCCCTTCGTGCTGTACAACGACAATGCCTTTCCGGTGCGGGTGTTCATCATTGGCGGTACGGTTTCGGATGTGTCCTTCCAGTCCGAGCCGTGGGATGAGGAAACATGGAAGAGCTGCGGCACGCCGGGGACGATGGTGCTCAATCCTCACGACTCGCTGCAGGTGACGTACTCCTCGGCACCGACGATGAGTTGGACGGCGTTCTAAGCTTTGCCGTAATATCGATTTGACCCGCGAGGCTCGCACCCTCGCCCATAGCGCGATCTGACCCACGCTTCAGTGTGTCAGGCCCCTGCTGGAGTTCTCCAGTCATCACAGGGGCAATCCATGAATAGAGCCGAATTCGAGGCGATCAACAATCGCATCGCCGCCGTTGAGGCACGCTGCGACCTGCTGGAGCGCGAGAACGAGCGCCTAAAGGCTCAACCGCTCGAAGCCGCGGTCGCTGCCGAGCAGTCCCGCGTGACCGAGAAGGCTGGCAAGCGTGCCGGATCGTTCTGAAGCCGACGAGGCGCTGTGCCGCGCCATCGATCAGGCTGAGGAGTTCTCCTACTCCTCGGACGACAACAGCACGCTTGCGACCGACCGCGCACGTGCGATCGATTACTTCCTCGGGACCAATCTCGACCCCGCCCCGGAAGGGCGAAGCCAGGTCATGGATCGCTCTGTGTTCGAGACGATCATGTGGCAGGTCCCCTCTTATGTGCGCATCTTCGCCAACGGCGATGATGTCGTGGCGGTCAATCCCGTAGGTCCTGAGGATGAAGCCGCAGCCAAGCAGGAAGGCCAGTACCTCAATCACGTCGCGATCAAGAAAACGCCATGGTTCCAGTTCTGCTACGAATGGTTCATCGACAGTCTGCTCACGCGCAACGCCTACGCGTACATCTACCGCGACTACAAGCGCAACGTTGAGATCGAGCACTACGAGCGTCAGACTCGCGCCGGTCTTGCGATGCTCACCACGGGCCCGAACGGCCAGCCTGACCCAGAAGTCGAGGTCATCGAGAGCAAGGCGTATCCAGACCCCGACGGCGGTCAGGAGCCGCTGATGGGCGAAAGTGGCCAGCCTCTGATGCAGCCCGCACCGATCCCGCCCGAAATGCAAGCGCAGGTCATGCAGGCACAGGCCTCAGGGCAGCCCATGCCGCCCCCGCCCATGGTTCCCGTCATGGGGCCGGCAATGCTCTATGACGTCACCCTTCGCCGCACCGAGCGCGAGGGACGCTATTGCATCGATGTTCTGCCACCGGAGCGGTGCAAGGTCTCTCACCGCACGCCGAACTTCCGGCTCGAGAACTGCCCGTACTTCGAATACTACGAATACCAGACGATCTCGGACCTGCGCGCCTCTGGCTTCAAGGTCGAGGATGACATTGCCGACGATGGCGATGACGACCTGACGCTCGAAGCCTATGCCCGCGATCGCTTCATGGAGCAGGTTGGGGATGACCGTCCGGCCGATCCTGCGATGCGCCGCGTGAAAGTGCGCACGATCTGGATTCAGCACGACTACGACCAGGATGGCATTGCCGAGATGCAACGCCTGATCCGGGTGGGTCGCGACATCCTCGAACGCGAGGAAGTGGGCCGCATTCACGTCGCCTCCATCGTACCGATGCCGCTGCCTCACCGGCATGTGGGCTTGTCCGCTGCCGATGTGGCGATGGAGATTCAGGACATCATGCGCGCCCTCCTGCGCGGTGGCCTCGACAATCTCTATCTCGCCAACAACGGCCGCATGGGAGTCACGAACAAGGTCAACATAGATGACGTCCTCATCTCCCGCCCCGGTCAGCCGATCCGCGTGGATACGGATGCCCCGGATGCGGCAGGACACATCTTCTCGGTCACGCACCCGTTCATCTTCGGCGAGACCGTTCAGGGCATGGAGTACGTGAAGCAGCTGCGTGAAGCCCGCACCGGCGTGCAGAACGGCATGTCGAGTCTTGATCCCACAGTCCTCACCAACGCTCAGCCTGGCACGGTGAACCAGCTCACGGCCGCGCTCTCCCAGCGAGTCGAGCTCGTCGCGCGCATCTTTGCCGACGGCATGAAGGACCTGTTCTCGATTCTCCACGAAGTGATCCTGAAGTCAGGACACAAGCGCGAGTCGGTGCAGCTCGCCGGCCAGTGGGTCGAGGTGGACCCTGCTTCGTGGAAGAAGCGCAAGGACTTCACCATGACGGTCGGTTACGCCGCGGGCAACAAGGATGCGATGGTGCAGCGGCTGATGATGATTGCGTCAAATCAGTTCCAGGCGCTGACCACTGGGATTCCCGTGTGCACGCCTGAGAACTACTACGAGACGATGGTGGAGCTCACCAAGGCGTCCGACTTCTCTGCCGCTGATCGCTTCTGGAAGAACCCCAAGGACATCCCGCCCAAGCAGCCTCCGCCTGATCCGCTCATCGTACAGGCGCAGATCAAAGCGCAGTCGGATCAGCAGAAAGCGCAGCTGGATGACCAGCATAACCAGAGGGTGCTCCAGCAGAAGGAGCAGGAATCCGTTCGCGATGCGGCACTGAAGAAGTACATCGCCGACCAGACAGCCCAAGTGACGCTGATCACCAAGAATGCCGAGGCTGCGCATCAGCGCTTCCTCGAAGAGTTGAAAGGCAAGCACGAAGCGGGACTCGCGGCGATTTCAGCCGCGCTCGATCCCAAGACGACTGAAGCCAAGACCGGCTCCGACACGGCGAAACAGCACGGCGATCTCATCGGCCACATGCAGGAAGTGCACAAGACACACTCCAAGCACATGGAGACGGTGGTCGACACGCTGAAGAGTCTCGCCGGCCCGAAGAAGATTTTGCGTGACAAGGCTGGCAAGGCGATTGGTGTCGCGCCGATGAATGGTGACGGCCGTGAATGACATCGAGCGCGGTATCCACGCAGACAAGCTCCTCGCTGACGAAACGCTTAAAGCTGCGTTCGAGCAGCTACGCCAGTCGATCCTCACGCAGATCGAGCACTGGCCCATTGATGATGTGAGCGGGGCGGAAAAGCTCCGCATGAGTCTGAAGCTCTTACGCGGTGTGAGAGCCAATCTCGAGCACGCGGTGAGGGACGGCAAAGTAGCCGCCTACCGACTCGAGGAAGAGCGCCGCAAGAAAAACCCCATCCAGTGGATGCGGGACAAGGTGATACGCAATGCCTCCTGAAACAGCCGACCAAGCCGCCCCTTCCGAAGTGAAAGGTGCGGAGTCGCTTGTCGATCAACTCGCCAAGGGATTCGACCAAGCCGAAGAGCCCGAGCCGGCCAAGCCAGAGGAGAACATCAAGCCCGAAGGGGATGATACTCCCGAGGAGCCGAGCGATGGCCTTGAGGACGTCGAATACGAGGGCCAGACCTACAAGGTCCCGGCCGCCTTGAAAGAGGCGATCATCACGAAGGCAGACTACACGACGAAATCACAGGAAGTGGCGAACGCCCGCCGCAATGTGGAGCTCTTGCAGGATGCGATGAAGGCAGCCCACGGCGAACAGGTGTTCGAATCGTCGATCTCCGGGGAGCTGCGCCAGCTCGCCCACTTCGAAGCGAAACAGAAAGACCTCATCGATCGCTGGAACACGCTGTCCTCGGAAGACAAGCAGGAGATTTACCTGCTCGACAAGCAAGCCGAGAACATGCGCAAGCAGATCGACGGCAAGCGTCAGCAGTTTCGCGCAGAGCAGCAAAAGACGGCGAACGATCTCAAAGCGAAAGCTATGGACGTGTTGCGCAAGTCCGTTCCGAACTTCAACGAGAAGCTGGCCGAGGAAATCAGCAAGCACGCCGTTGAGGTCGAGGGCTACACGCGCGCCGAGATCGATGCGATCTGGGACCCACGCCACGCCAAGACCCTCTGGAAAGCCTACCAGTACGACAAGCTCCAGAAGGCTGCCGTGAAGACTCCCAAAACCCCTGCAGTCATCAAGGCCGGGGCGTCAAACCCCATGCCGGCGCAGGTGAAGAACGATTTGAATCTGCGCAAGGCCCAGAAGTCCGCGACCACCTCCTCCGACAAGGCGAAGGTGATTCAGGCGCGACTCGAAGCGAGCTTTGCGCGCTAGGACAACGCAATGGCAGTTCTGACCAATACGACCCAGACCTTCAACATCGGTACCGCAGGCGGTATCCGTGAGGATCTGGAAGACAAGATTTGGGACCTGTTTCCGGAGGACACCTGGGCGCTCACCAACCTCGACAAGGTGGATGCCTCCTCGACCTTCCACGAATGGCTCGGCCAGCAGTTGGCAGCTCCCGCTGCAAACATTCAGATCGAAGGCGATGACGCCTCGTTCGCGCTCGCCGCGGCACCGGCTCGCTACGGCACCTACACGCAGATTGCGAGCAAGACCTTCCTGATCTCCGACTCGCTCGAAGCGACCAATCGGGCGGGCCGCGCGAAGGAAGCCGCGCGCGTCATGATCGTGAAGATGCGTGAGCTCAAGCGCGATATCGAGCAGGCGCTCACGCAGAACCAGATCAGCACCGTCGGTGGCGCCGGCACGGGCCGTTCCACTGCCGGCATGGAAAGCTGGATCGGTGGGCCGACTTCATCGGACCAGACGACCGCCGCGAATGCGGTGGCGACAACGACCACGGCAGCGACGGCCACGACGCCCCCGGTCACTTCGGGTGCGGCGGGGACGGCGCCCACGGACGGCACGACGCTCGCGCAGGTGAACGCGACGAATCTCAACCTCGCGTTGCAGGGAGCATGGGCACAGGGCGGCAATCCGCGAGTGATTCTCGTGGGTGCGCTGCAGAAGGTGCGCGTGGATGCCATCACCGGCATCGCGACGCGCTTCATCGATGTGACCAAGGGCGAGCAGGCATCCATTGTGGGTGCGGCCAATGTGTACGTGTCGGACTACGGCACGCACCAGGTCATCCTGCATCGCTACATGCGCACGTCGGTCATCCTGTGTCTGGACCCGGACTATTGGGCGATCGCTCAACTACGCGGCTTCCAGAAGCGCCAGCTCGCCAAGACGGGCGACGGCGAGAAGTACCAGGTGATCTGGGAAGGCGGCCTGGAGGCACGCAACTGGCGTGCATCCTCGAAGGTGGTCGCTGCTAACTAACCCTGCAACCAAGTTGGGGGCGGCCTACGCCCCCTCTTTTGAAGGAGACATGAGATGGGCAAGAAATCCCACACCGCCGCGCCGAGCATGAACATCTCGACGCCCTCGAAGAGCTATCACGTCAATCCCGGCCAGTTGCCGAAGAATCCCGGCATTCACGGTGGCATCAAGAACACCGGCCCGACTGGCAAAGCCTACAAGCCGCCGAAGTGCTGACATGGGACTACTCACCACGAAGGCGCGCAAGGCGCTACCCAAGAAGGACTTCGCTGGGCCGGATCGATCGTATCCGATACCCGACCCGTCGCATGCGCGTAACGCGCTCGCGCGAGTCGCGCAGTACGGCACGCCGGAACTGCAGAACACGGTTCGCCGCAAGGTGAAGCGCAAGTATCCGGGGATCAAGTGAGCTTTCTTTCCTATGACCCAGTGACTGGTGTCCGACACGACTTCGACTACGACGAGGTGACCGGCAACGCTCACATCACGTACTCGCAGGACGTTCAGGGACTGCTCGACTACAACCAGAAGGTGAGGAATGCCGGCGCTGCCGATCAGGGCATCAAGGCCAATTGGTGGCACTACGCGAGCATTCCTCTGACGGTCGTGATGGAGATGCGAAGCCGAGGGATCGATCTCTTCAAGGCGCAGGACATGAAGCGCGTGCTGGAGGAGATCAACACCCGCTACCCGTACCTCCGTATGACGGAGAAGCACCACGAAGGAAAGACGAAGACTATTTTCGTTCCGCCCAAATCCGGCCGGAGAGAATCATGCTCACCGTCGCT